TGTCAGGTGGTGGTAGAACAATAGCTTTTACAAACAATTTAGCTATATCATGTGTGTTAACTGGTGCAGATCCTTTTGATTCTGTGACAGTTGCCGCTGGTGCAACAAACACACAAACAAGATCCACGACTGACGGATCTTTTAGTTTAACAGGCACTATATCTGGTAGTGATGGTAGTAGTAGACCTTTTGCTTTAAAAGACATGAATGACGGAAGTGGTAGCGTTAATGAAGACGCTTACACAGGAACTAAATCAGTGAGTGCGTTCTAATGCCGATGACAGCTTTAAAATTTAAACCTGGTATTGTATCTGATATTACATCTTATAGTAATGAAGGTGGTTTTGTTGATGGCGATAAAGTAAGATTTAGGTTTGGTTTCCCAGAAAAGTTTGGTGGTTGGGAAAAATATAGTCCTAATCAATATCTAGGCAGTGCTAGAAGATTGCATAACTGGGTAGCTCTTGATGGCTCCGACTTTATGGGTATTGGCACACATTTAAAATACTACATAGAAGAAGGCCAGACATTTAATGACATTACACCTATTAGAAATACTACAGGTGCAGGTGATATAACTTTTGCCGCTACAAATGGATCTACAACAATAACAGTCACAGATCCAGCACATGGTGCGAATGAAAAAGACTTTGTAACATTCTCTGGTGCATCGAGTTTAGGTGGTACAATTACAGCTACAATACTTAATGCAGAGTTTCAAATTGCTTCTATTATAAGTTCTAATGCTTATACAATTACGTCAAGTGTAGCAGCTAATTCATCTGATACTGGTAATGGTGGCAGTAGTGTTGTGGGTGCGTATCAGATAAATGTGGGACTAGATGTAACAGTTGGTGGAACTGGTTGGGGTGCTGGACAATGGAGTGGCACGACATCTGGTGCTTTGGCAACACAATTAGCAGAAGCATTAGACGCAAGTGAAACTGCAATAGATGTAGATAGTGCTACTGGAATTACCGCAGGTGATTTAATATTAATAGAAGAAGAACTTATAACTGTTGGTACAATAAGTTCTAATACATTAGGAACTGGTGGTGGACCATCAACTAGAGGTGCAAGTGGCACAGCAGCAGCAACACATGCAGATAACACTCTTGTTAGATTAGCAACTGGCAACGCAGATTCTGCTAATGATTTTGTTGGATGGGGTAATGCAGCAAGTGTTACTGTTCCTGGTGCACAAATAAGATTATGGTCACATGATAATTTTGGTGAAGATATAATTATAAACGCAAGAGATGGTGGTATATTTTATTGGGATAAAACAAATGGTTTGGGTAACAGAGCAATAGAACTTAGTGCAACAAGCACATACTCTGGAGAAACAAGTGTTCCTACAATTGCCAAACAAGTTCTTGTATCAGACCAAGACCGACATGTGATTGTATTTGGTTGCGATGGATTAGGCGCAAACTCGTCTGCTACACAAGGCAATGGAGTGCAAGATCCATTGTTGATTCGTTTTTCCTCACAAGAAAATCCAGTGGACTTCTTTCCAACTGCTACAAATACTGCAGGTGATTTAAGATTAGGTGGTGGATCTACCTTCGTACAAGCTGTTGAAACAAAACAACAGATATTAGTCTTCACTAACAAAACACTACACGCTATGAAGTTTATAGGTCCACCATTTACGTTTGGTCTGCAAGAACTATCAAAAAACATAACTATTATGAGTCCCTTTTCTGCAATAGCAGTTGAGGATGCAGTGTTCTGGATGGGTGTTGATACATTTTATGTTTACTCTGGTGGTCAAACAATACAATTGCCATGCACTGTAAAAGATAAAGTGTTTCTAGACTTTAACTTTGAAGAGCGTGATAAAGTACATGTAGGACTTAATTCTGAGTTTAGTGAGATATTGTGGTTTTACCCATCATCTGCTGGTACACAAATAGATAAATATGTTGCATATAATTATTTAGAAAAAGTTTGGTATTATGGAACATTAGGAAGAGATGCATGGCTAGATAGAGGTATTAGGAATCTACCACAAGCCACTGGCAACCAATATCTCTATAACCATGAAGTAGGGTTTGATGATGATGGATCTGCTATGACATCATTCATTGAATCATCGGCCATTGATATTGGAGATGGTGATAAATATCTATCTATAAAACAAGTCATACCAGATATTACTTTTAATGGATCTACAAGTGTTAATCCAGATGTATCGTTTACTATGAAATCAAGAAATAATCCTGGTGCCGATTTCAACGAGTCAACATCTAATACAACACAAAGGTCTGCAACTACTCCTGTAGAGCAGTTTACAGAAAAGTTAAATTATCGTTTACGAGGTAGATCTTTTGCTTTAAGAATAGATTCCACATCACTGGGAACAAAATATAAACTAGGCACACCTAGGGTTGATATACGAGAGGATGGTAGACGCTAATGCTTATAACCAGTATTCCTCAGTATATTCAAGGTGTTACAAACGCAAAGTTAGATCTTACCACAACCAATCTTACAACTTTGTTTACAGTTCCTAGTGATGCCGATTTCAATGCAGCGATAGTTAATTCTATTTTAGTAGCAGAAGATAGCGGTAACGCTGATACGATTACAGTACAACTTGTTAGTGGTAGTGATACATTTGTTTTGTTTAATGTCAAAGCAGTAGGAGCTAATACTACAATCGAATTGTTAACAAAAGATTTAATATTGCAAAGTGGTGAAGTGCTGAAGGTTCAAGCTGCGACAGCAGATAGACTGCATGTCGTTGCAAGTATTCAAGAGTTATCAAAAACAAGGGTGACAACGAGTGCGATATCTCGAATATAAATAGACGATTATTATTTTTTTTGATAGAGTTGTGACATGATGGAATCTGGTATAAGTAGTTTATTAAATTTTAACGATCCAAATACTGGTATAGGTTATAGTTCTATTGAAGAACTAGAAGATGCAATCATGGCCAAAAAGAACCCGCCAACTAATAGTGGTGGTATTCGTGCACTAATGGAAGGTGGATCTCCAGAGTTTGGCGGTATATTAAAGGGCCCTGGAACTGGGACCTCGGACAGTATACCAGGGATGATATATCAAGATGGTAAACCAGTGCAACGTGCAGCATTGTCTAATAACGAGTTTGTTTTTACAGAAAAGGCAGTGAAGGGTGCAGGTAATGGAAACATAGACAAAGGCATAGCAACTATGTATGATTTAATGGACAAGTTTGAAGGAATGGCATAATGGCAGTTTCAACAGTTGAACAAAAAACAGTCTTACCAGATTATCAAAGAGATTTCTTAGAAAAACTTCTTACAGACGTTAGAGATACTGCAACGCAACCCGTTGAGTTTCCAGAAATACAAATAGCAGGACTAACTCCTATACAAAGAGATGCTATAGAACGTGGTGTAGGGGGTATTGGTGCTTTTCAACCAATGCTACAAAGTGGTGCTGACATTGTTGGTATGGGTGTATCTGCATTACAACCAGGATCACAACAAGCTTTTATGAATCCATTTATAGAAAATGTAATTGATCAAAATCTTGCAGATATTACAAGACAAGGTGACATTGCAAGACAACAAATTGGTAGTCGAGCGGTGCAACAAGGTGCGTTTGGTGGTTCAAGACAAGCAGTAGCTGAACAAGAATTACAAAGAAACTTAGCTGATACATTTGCAAGACAATCTGCTGGTCTTCGTGCACAAGCATTTGAGTCTGCACAAGACAGAGCACAAAAAGCATCAGAATTGTTTACAAAAGCAGGTATTGCAACTGCTGGTTTAGGCGAGGCGCAACAAGCAGCAAATTTAAGAGACATACAGTTATTGTCGTCATTAGGTGGACAAGAGCAAGCACAACAACAAAGTGAGTTAGATGCTTTACGAGCTACATCTACACAAAGACAGTTTGAGCCATATCAAAGACTATCTTTCATGTCAGATATATTTAGAGGTGTGCCATCTACTGCGACCACATTATCTACAACCACGACCCCCGATCCAAGTAGAATATCACAAATTGGTGGATTATTAGGTGGTGTAGCTAGTCTTGCAGGAGCCTTCGGTGGTGGAGGCGGTGGCCTTGGTGGATTACTAGGTGGATTATTCGGCAAATGAGTTTTATGAATCGTAAAATGTTCAACCGCAACGCCCGTAACAAATTGAATGCTATGGGTGGTGTAGCTAGTTTTCAGACTGGTGGTAGTCCATCAATGAAAACTAATCCTGCTATGGTTTTTGGTGGTGCTAATATGAGCGATGTACAAAAACTTGCTTTAAGAGCTTATAATCAAGGCATAGGTTCACTTAGTCCGCTTGAACAAACTTTTCTTGCACAAAGAGGTGCTACTTTAGCGGGTAGAAAAATACCCATTAATTTAGGAGCCGATTTTGTCGGAAGAGATAGTGGTGTAGGTAAAATATTAGGTCTTGGTGAAACTGTTCTAGGTGGTGTAAGAGATCTTGGAACTACTGCATTAGGCACAATCGGTGGCGGTTTAGCTAGTGGATTTACTGGTAAACCAGATGCTAGTACGTTAAGTGGTAGAATCGGAATGACAAGACCATCTGCGGATGCAATGAGTATGTTTGGATTCAAGGAAGTGCCAACAACTGTTGATCCTGGTTTACAAAAAGCTTTGCGACCACAAAAAAAAGTACCAATTTTTTCTGGTGATACAATCGCTGAAGAAGAGTTGGGTATAGCAGGTGAACTAACACCAACACAAGTCGGAGCAATAGACGTTACGGATGCAGATGCCTTAAATTTTGCCATGAGAAGAGATGAGGATAAAAGGGTACAAGAATTAGCTAAAGATGGACAATTGGTAAGATTTAATGAAAAGACTGGTGAATATGAAGTAGAACCTAGACTTCCTACAGATCCTTCTGTTGCTGAGGAAGAGTTAGGTATTGCAGGTGAATTAACACCAAGAGATGTGACTCAGAAGAAAGATTTATCTCCTGGAAGACTACAAGCAGAATTTGGATCACCAGTATTACCAAAATCAACTTCAGATGCAGAGAAAAAAATAATTAAACCAGATGAAAAAACAACTACCACGACTACTGAAGATAAAAAAGATAAAAAAGATGAGATAGTTGAACCAAAACCAACAAGTAAAGAACAAGTAGAAAAGTTAATAACCACTGGTAGTGCAGATGAACAACAATCTGAATTAAAACAATTAATGTCAGAGTTTAAACAAAACGCACCCAAATATGAGGGTATGGATAAAAACGTAGCAATCGCTAAAATATTCTTTTCTATAGCTGCGGGCAAAGATGCAAACGCAATTACAAATATAGCAAATGGTTTGAATAAAGGCGCAGATATGTTTATTGCAGACAAAAAAGAAAGAGATGCCTTTAACAGACAAGTAGATCTTGCTTCACTTAGATATGGTTTACAAGAACGATCGAAAGATAGAAAACAAAAGTTTTTTATTGCAGATAAAGATGTAACTGTAGATGGTAAAAAGTTTGAAGCAGGCAGTGTAGTAAATTTATCTGAAGGCTATATAAGAAAAAATGGCATACCACCAGGTCTTACAACTGAAACACTAACTAAAGCGGCAATGGACAATGCTGCTGCAGTTCAAAAAGCTCTTGCTAAAAATGCAAAAGATAAAAAAATAACAAACAAAGATTTTATTGCTTTAGGTAAACAAGTTACTGACGCAACAGATACTTTCAAAAAATCAAGAAATTTACAAACACTTATACAAGGACAAATATTTCAAGTTGCTGATGGAAATGTAACTGGTTTAGCACCAGCCGCTAATGATATTGTTAATAAAGCAGCTAATGCCGTTGGTGTTAAGTTAAGTGATAAGTATGAAACACTTGAACGATATAATACAGATATGAGAAAAGTTGCTAATCAGTTAATTAAAGATCTACTTGGTGAAGGATCAAAGAATATTTCAAATGTTGACAGACAACTAGCGCAAGAGATTGTTGGTTTATTTACAACAGGTAGTGGTGGTATATTAGGTGGTTATGTGTTCAGAGACGATGATGTTTTACTAAGTAGATTACAAGGTGTTCATAAAACCATGCAAGAGACACAACAAAAATCTTTAGCACAAATAGAAAATATTTTGTTAGCAACACAAGGACAAACTTTTCAAAGCGGTGCACCAGTGCAATTTGCTGAGATAGCAAATTTAGGTATTGCAGGTCCTGGTGTAAAAGCAAGTGCTCAAGGAAAAGGACAGAAGACAATAAAACTTAGTGAATTTTTTCAAGGTGGTAAGTTTGATAAAGATAAACTAAATAAACTTTTGGTTGGTTAAAATGGCTTTAATTGAATTACCAAGTGGTGTGACTATTGATACTGAGGGACTTGGAGCAGATGAAGTTCAATCAGTCATAGAGCAAATGCAAACTGCACGTCCAGAGTTATTCGAAGAACAACCTGTTCAACCAAGTATTGATTTAGCAACTGCATCCAGAGAAGAAATACAAGATTATTCTAGACAACTCAAACTTGCGGGTTTCGATCCTCGAACCATGAAACCTGCAAAGCCTGGTGAATTTCAAGATCTTAAACTGCCTGGTGTAGATTATGACACGGGTGTAGATGATTTTGGTTTTAGAGCAGGATTAAATGCTAGAGAAACACAAGCTGAAAAGAAAGCTTATCTTGACGATAAAATAGGTGCAGATTCTTACACACAAGATCCTGGTGGTAGATTTATAATCAATCAAAAAGGACGAGATGCTTTAGGATTAGGAGAAGGTAAAGATCTTGCTATAGATGAAGAGGGGTTCTCATCCTCGGATGTTGCAGACTTTCTTGGTCAAGCAGGTGTACCATTAGGAACTGGTCTCGTTGCAGGACTTGCAATGTCTGGAGCAGGATTTATACCCGCTGCTCTTGTGGTTGGTGGAACCATGGCTGCTAGTAAAATTGCTGAAGAAGCATATGAAACTGCACAAGGATATCAAAGACAATCTCCATCTGACATATTAAGAGATGCTGCGTTTGAAGGTGTGTTAGGTGTAACTGGTGAAGGTGTAGGGCGTTTAATATCTCGTGTATTTGGTAGATTTATTAAAGGTCCCGCTGGCGCAGAGGCAGAGGCATCTAGAGCGGCTGCTAAAGAATTATTAGAAAAGCAATTTCGTCCAACAATAGAGGGTGCTGCACCAGGACTAAGACCAGTTCTTAATAGATTACAAGCTATTTATGAAGGAATATTTCCAAACGAAAAAGCTGCAACTGAAAATCTTAAAATAATTATGAAAGAACTACAAGGTTTAAGGGGCACCAGTCAAGAAGCTTTAACTAATCTAGAAAAACAACTTAAAGGTGACATTGGTCAGATATACTCAACATTAGATGATCAAGTTAAAGGTGCAGAAAAAGCACTTGATGTTCAAATAAAGAATGATATTGATGCCATAATAAGACCATTAAAAGATGGAGAAAGATTAAGTGGTGATTTAGTTAAAAGACTGCTTACATCAAAAGCTATTTTTGACGAACAATCAGATTCTCTATTTAGTGCAGCTACTAAGTCTTTAGGCAAAAACAATGAGATAATTCCAGTAGCTCCGATTAAACAAGCATTAGATGATGCTGCAAAGACTGGAAGTTTTCCTGGTGATGCTCCTATATTAAGAGAGATAAATGCTGCTATTCAACAAACAATGGCAAGATCACGACAAAGATTTGGCAGACAAATATCTGCTGAAGAGGCTGTTCAATATACATATCTTACACCAGAAAAAGCGCAGTTTTTAAGACGTGTTTTAATTGATATGCAGTACGATGATGCTTTTAAAGTAACGACTGCAAATGGTAATTTACAAGCGTTAAAAAACTCTTTTAATGCTTCATTTGATCAAGCAGAAATGAATTTAGAATTAATTTTAAGACAATTCAGAGACATATCTGGTCGTGGTTTAACAAGGGCAGATCAACAATCTTTAGAATCTTTGTTAGGTCAATCTGGCATGCAATTCACTGGTGAACCAACAACCGCACTGCTTGAGACATTACAAACTGGACTAAATAATTTACAAAGATCAAGACAATATTATGCCAATGGAATGAAAAGATTTGATGATGTGATAGCAGAAAAGATTTATTCAGAATCTAAAAGAGGCACATTGAAGTTTGACCCATCAAAATACCTTGACGATTTAGTTAAACCAAATGAACCGCAACGTCTTAGAAGATTACTAAAAATAATTAGAGGTAGTGCGGGTATTGAAGGATTAGAGTTAGGAGATCGCACTTTAAGGAAGATTTCTTTAGTAGGTCCTGGTAACAGGTTATTTACTAGCATAGATGAAGCAGAAACATATTTAAGAACTATGACCGAAGGTAGAACTAAAAATGTTTTTAGAAGAAGAATAAACGAAAAGAAAGATGAGTTAACTAAAATACGTGAAGGTAGAAAAATAGGTGCAACTACCGCAGACATTACAAGACAACAATTTGCTAAGGAATGGTTTAAAAGAGAACTGAACGATCCAAGTAACTTTTCAATACGTAATGGTGTTGAACAGATAGATGGAATCAAATTAGCAAATAAGATAGATAAGTTAGGCACTACAAAGAGTGTGTTGTTTGGTGCGGATGAACTTAAACAAATAGATAAGTTGTCCACATTACTAAAACAAACTGGCGCACAGTTTGATAAACGTGTATTGGATCAGTTTCCAGATGCAACGTTAGCTAACGTAATTAAATTTAGAAATTCTGAACTTGAAAATTTAAAAGCTTTTGATGGTAACAAGTTTATACAATCTCTTGCTAATAACGATGCTGAAGGCATGGTAAGTTATTTATTTACAAGAGGCAACGCAAACAGAATTAAAGCTTTTCAAAATGGAAGTTTAAAAATAGGAGATAGAACTGTTAGAGAACTTGGAGGTTTTTCTCCAGACACAGTTGGCGCAGTTCAAGATGCTGCAATGACAAGAATACTTAAGTCGTTAGGTGATGTTGAATCACCCGCATTCAGAGAAGCTTTTGTTTCTGGTAGACTCGGATCAAATTTACAAAGCACACTTAGTGGTTACGGACGAGAAACAATTGAGACTATGTTTGGTAAACAACAATCAGACGATTTGTTTAAGTTAGCCGATAACATGGTTGCAGTTTCTAATGCATCATTAGCTGGTAAAGGCGGACTTGCTGCACCAACAATCGCTCTTGGTTTAGGTTTTTATGGGATGTTGACTGCACCATTAGCAACTATTCCCGCTGCTGCATTTTACATGGTAATGTCTAGAGCATTAAGAAATCCTTCAGTCATGAAAGTTTTACTTGCTAGTCGTGAACCTGGTGGCGATGCTTTTGGACAAGCTTTACAATTTATGCAAACATCTGCACAACAAGTGCTTGGTCAGATGGGTGTGACTCCCGCATCAGCAGTTGTACCAGTAAAATCTGAGGGACCTTTTAAATTATCACCAGAAGCAAAACAAGTAAGAGATAGAGCTATAACAAATATTAAAGGCATAAACGTACCAGATATAAAGCCACCCGCTAATGTAGGATCTACGGGTGGTGTCAATCCAATATTAGTGCCAAATCCCGTAACTAGAGCAACAGTAGGAAGTCAATGAACCTAGAACAATTAAGAGAAGAACTCAAAAGAGATGAGGGATGTGTTTACTCCGTGTACCTCGATCACTTAAATTTGCCTACAGTGGGCATAGGTCATCTTGTAACAGAGTGGGATGAAGAGTATGGTAAACCTGTTGGCACATCAGTATCAGAAGAACGTGTTAATGATTTGTTTGATAAGGACATACAAGTAACGATAGATGAATGCAAAGTATTATATGATAACTTTGACGATCTACCAGAAGAAGCACAACTGATCATCGCCAATATGATGTTTAATCTTGGACGACCTCGTTTATCTAAATTTGTGCGTATGCGTGAGAATGTCAATAAAGGTGATTGGAAATCTGCTGCATCTGAGATGCGTTCCTCCAAGTGGTACGATCAAGTAACCAAACGTGCAGAAAGGTTAATTGATCGCATGGAGAATATATCCACTTAGTGTCTATTATCATTAAATTTTCTTTGTAAATTCTCCAAGTGTTCAGGTCTGACTTTACCCATATTTTCTTTCATTTCTATTAACTGCGCTTGTTTATCGGGCGGACTATTTTTGTCTTTCTTCTTTTGTATCATGCCTCTAATACCTAAGACTTGTTTATTTGCCCAAGATGTAGCACACTTTTGCATACAGAAATGACCAAAGTTCATCTTATAAAAACCCGTCCATATTTTATATCTATAGTGTCTACGTCCATTCCAATCTGTACAAACGGGTTCGCCTATGACAGTGCCTCTAGTTGGTTGAAACTTATCTGGTCCATCCTTACTATTGACCTCTTTTATTTCTCTTTGTGCAAATCTTTTACAATACCAACATTGCATTTTGTGTGGTTTAATTTGCGGTCCAGTTAGATTTTCTTCAGACATATTATTCTCCATTAAATTTTAAGGACTTTTCGTACGCAACCCAATCGTCACTTTTAAAAAAATCACGTACTTGTTTATCGTCACACTTTAATTTGAATTGCACGAAATTGTACAAAGGTCGATATCTCTGATGAAAAAATTCATCTTTTTCTTTTTTTAATTTATCGTACTCTGTTCCACGATCTAGAAGATACTCTACTATGCCTGCCAATGGCATTTTTCTTTTAATAGAAAGTTCTTTAATAGATCTATATACATCCTCACGAATGTTTATTTGTTTAAATTTTTTTGTTGGACTTTTAAGCAAATGAGCTTTTAACATCATTTCTGCATTTTTCTTTGCTTCCGTAATATTGCTCTCACTTGGTTCGTAACCTTCTTCGATTAAGTATGGATCTGATAAATAATAATGACAGTAGTTATTACTTAACATATGTTCTTCTAATTTTTTTAAAGTTTGTGCTTTTGATAATTTACAACGATCGAAATCGTGAAAAATTATATTAAGATCCCACTCTTCGTAAGCATCTAAACAATTACCCATATTTTCCTCCTTATTAAATATGATATGATATGATATGATATAATACTTTTTTAGAGGATTACAAGTGTTTTATGAAATCTCTCCCCAATCTTTTCCGATTTCCATATCTACTTTGCTTGGGACATTTAATTTAAGACCTTGTTCCATAATCTCTGTAATCTTATTTGCTTGTTCTTGTGAACTTATACTAAAGCAAAGTTCGTCATGCACTGTAAGCAAAGGCACTAAACCTTCGTTGTAACAATCAACCATAGCTTTCTTTGTTTGATCTGCTGCACTGCCTTGTATCAATCTATTCAATGCCTTATATGTAAAAGCTCGTCTAATACCTGGGCCATATTTCTTTTCAGCTTCTTCAAACTTATAGGGTTGATTATAACCAAACGTCTTTGGCTCCCACATATCGAACCTACATGACCTACCTAACACAGTTCGCACCCTACCCATCTTTTGTGCACGTGACATTACTTGATCTGCGAGTTGTTTCACAAATGGAACTTTACGATGGTAGGTGTCTAGTAACTCATTAGCCTCTTCTAGTTTAATATCTAAAGTGTTGGCAAGTTTTTGTTTGCCCATACCATACATAATACCAAGATTAACTGTCTTAGCCTCTTTTCTAGATATGTTTGCCATATCTGCAACCATCTGATGAAAATCAACATCATCTTGTTGATACTGTTCTATAATGTTATCCACAG